ACCAGAAGATGGTATATTTATTGAAAATTATGCAGATCTTGAATTAGATTATAAAGCAGGATGTAAATATTACTATAAAAAACTTCAAGAAGCTAAAGAAGAGAAAGAACAAAATGGTACAAGTGGTTGTGAAGAGTTTGATAGATTATGTGATCAGCTTGATGGGGGAGAAGATCCGGTTAAGAATCATGATATGTGGAAAGACTTTCAAGATTTATCTGAGACAGAGAAAAAACTTATTGAGAAGCAAATAAAAAGAGTTCTTACTCAAGCTTCTGATATAGCTGAATCAAAGTCTAGAGGTTGTACTCCTGGAGAGATCAAAGATCTTATTAAGGTAGATGAAGTACTTCCACCTAAGTTTGATTGGAAGAATTATGTAAGACGTTTCTCAGGAACTTCTTCTAGAGTATTTACTAGAAAGCTTAGAAGGAAAGAGAATAGAAAGTTTGAAGATAATCCTGGTCTTAAAATTAAGATGAAGAAGCATGTCTTACTAGCTATTGATACTTCAGGTTCTGTATCTAATGAAGAGGTGAAAGAATTTATGGGTGAGATGAAACACATTCATAAAACAGGAGTGGCTATGACACTAGCTCAGTGTGATACTTCCATAAGAAAGATAGAACCATATAATGGTAGTAATGAATTAAATATTGAAGGAAGAGGTGGAACTGAGTTTGATCCTGTTCTAGATTATTTTAATGCAAACTTAAGAACTTATACAAGTCTTATATATTTTACTGATGGAGAATGTTACACTAGTGTAAAACCCCAAGCACCTGTGCTATGGGTACTATCTGAATGCTCAAGCATGAATGATAAACTACCAGGAAAGGTAATTAAATTAGAGTTATAATTAAAAAAAAATAAAGCAAATGAGTGGTACTCAATTAAATACTAATGAACTAAAAGATTTTTTAAAACATATTGTAAAAAACAACAAACAAATTCAGGAAGATGGAAAGATTCCTGTAGCTGTAAACATAGAGGGTGATGCAGGTCTAGGTAAGACTTCTGCAATTATGCAGTTAGGTGAAGAACTTGATATGCATGTTGTAAAGATTAACTTATCACAGATAGAAGAGATAGGTGATCTTGTTGGATTTCCTGTAAAAGAATTTCAAATACAGAATAAAGAAGGTAAAACTACTTGGATTACTGAACCTCAAATTAATACAGCTACTAAAAAAGGTTACAAGGTTGTAGCTAAAAGAATGTCTCACGCTGTACCAGAATGGATACAAGGTAAAGATGAAGGTGGCTTCTTAGTTCTTGATGATTATACAAGAGCTGATCATAGATTCATGCAAGCTTGTATGGAGTTAATTGATAGACAAACTTATATCTCTTGGACATTACCTAAGAACTGGCATATAGTATTAACTACTAATCCAGACAATGGAGACTACAATGTTACTTCTTTAGATGATGCTCAAAGAACTAGATTTATATCTGTTGATATAAAATTTGATGTAGATGTATGGGCTAAGTGGGCAGAAGCTGAAGGTATTGATGGTAGATGTATTAACTTTTTATTAATGCATCCTGAACTTATAAGTCAAAAACTTAATCCACGGTCCGTCACAACCTTCTTTAATTCTATCAGTTCAATACCTAAATTTGAAGAAGAACTACCATTAATTCAAATGATTGGTGAAGGCTCAGTTGGATCTGAATTCTCAAGTATGTTTACTATGTTTATCAATAATAGACTTGATAAAATCGTTTCTCCTAAAGATGTTTTATTTAATACAAACCAAGATTACATTACAGGTCAATTAAAAGCAGCTACTACACAAGGTGGAACAGAATTTAGAGCAGACATTAGCAGCATTATTGCTACAAGAACTGTCAACTACGCTTTACATTATGCGGAAACAAATCCAGTTAAGAAAGAATTAATTGATAGATTAATTTATCTTTCTACTGACTGTGAGTCTTTCACTAATGATCTTAAATATTATATCATTAAGGAAATAGTTAACGGAAACAAAATTAAGTTTGCTAAACTTCTTATGCACAAGGATGTCGTTAAAATGGCAGTTAAGTAAAACTTAAACAGTTTCCCAACAAAGGAAAATTAAATAAATTTATTCACACATTAAAGGGGTCTCAGGATCCCTTTTTTATTTTAAAAAAGCTATATGGAAGATATGCAAAAAATAATTCAATTAAATGTTAAAACATTAGATGCAAATGGTGATCATCCACATTGTTGGGTAGATAAAGCTAATGCTCATGAGTATACATATACGTTTAGTATAGATGCTACACCACCAATGATTGTCTATGAATCAATAGAAGATTTATATAGCGATCTTAAATGGAACAAAAACCAGAATAATGTAGGTACAGTAGTAGTTAAGAAAGGAACTAAATTTCATTTTACTCCTGGTGTTAAATTTCCAAGACAACAATTTAAAGAACTACAACAAGCTCATGGAGTTAAATCTATAAGAGATGTAAGTAAGGCGGATTATATTATAATTGATAATAATATGACAACCAGAACAGTTCAACAAAAATGGAAACATGGAGTAATAAAAGGTTCAACAATGTTTAATGTTTTATATTTTCTTAATGAAGACTTTATACCAATGTATAAGGACCGGGTAAGTGAATGTTATAAACAAGAAATTCTAGATAATGTTGATAAAGATCATATGTTTGAACTTGACTATAAAGATCTAAATCGTGTGCGTCATGCATTACACAATTTACTAAATGAACACAAGTATGAAGTTACTAATGGAAGAAAAGGTTACTTAACCGCACAAGATGAGGCCCTTCTTCAACTTACTGTAAATGAATGTAGTGGTACAAGTAGGTATCATAATCTAGTTGATGAAAATGATTATAAAACTCTTCTTGAATTTCAGAAAGATAATATATCTGAGAGATTAGTTGATACTGATTTATTATCTAAAGTTATTGATAAACACTTAGACAAAGTTGTTCTTGATCAAGAACAGTATGAATCTTTAGACACAATGTTTAAGAGTCATGATCAAGATAATCATATAATTGCTATGGAGATTATGGCTAACTGTCATTTTAAAGATAGTCTTCTGTACATTGAGAAGTTATTTCTTGATTATGCTTACAAAATGTGGAATACCGGAAAAGCTAATCACGTAAACTTTAAGAATCTAAGAAGTTTAGTTGATAGAGCTGATACCTATGATATGAAATATGATAGAGGTTTTGATCATTCAATGAAAGTTTTAGAAAAGTTTGGTATGTTTACTCCAGAGAATATTAACTTTATGTTAGAAACACATATGGATAAACTTAATCAATTACTTAATTCTACCAGTAGTTATTTTAGTATTAAATCTATAACTTTAAATGAAGAATGTTTAAATAAATTAAATTTTAACTATATTTACACTACGCAGGATGATTATATACCTAAAGATGAAACTGCTGAAGAAGAAATAGAAGAAGAACAATTTACTCTTGATTAAAATTATATGAGTATAGAAACAAATTCACTAGTAGGTAATGAAGAACTTGAAAAGTTTTATAGCAAACCTTTTGCCTTTAGTTATTCAGGCATAAACAAGCTACTGTTCTCTCCAAGTCTCTTTTATTCACATTATATATTGAATGAAAGGGAAGATAGTACTGACTCTCACCTGCTTGCAGGGAGGGTCGTGCACTGTCTATTATTGGAACCAGAAAACTTTGATAAAGAATTCATGGTAATACCTACAAGTTTACCATCAGGAAACAATAAAAATATTGTAGATCAAATCTTTAAAGTTTATACTTCAAACCATAGTGAAGATTTAAACTTAGAAGATTTTAAAGATGAGATTATATCTTATCTTGAAGAAATCAACTTACATCAATCTTTAAAAACAGATGAGCAAAGACTTAAAAAAATCTTATCAGATCAAAATGAGTCATACTTTAAATTTTTAAAAGAAAAACAAGGTAAAACAATAGTTGATAATGACATAGTTAATCAAGCAACTGAAAGTGTACGTGTATTAAAAGCAGATCCAGAAATATGTGAGCTATTACAGCTTAATTCTGATAGTGAACTTGAAGTACATAATGAGTTGTATATTGAAGCACCTGTTTCACCAGTATATCCATTTGGAATTAAAGGTGTTATAGATAATGTTGTTATTGATGAAGAGAAAAAAATAATTTTTATTAATGATTTAAAAACAACAGGTAAGCCTTTAATTGACTTTGGTGATTCTGTAGAGTTCTATAAGTATTGGATACAAGCTGCTATATACAGAAGGCTTGTAGAACATAAGTTTGGAATACGTATTGGTTGGAGAATTGTGTTTACATTTCTAGTAATAGATAAATACAACATGTACTATCCTTTTCAAGTAACATCTACAACTTTTAAACTTTGGGATTTAGAACTTAACTATGTCCTGGATCAATGTAAATATCACTATGAGTCCCGTGATTATACCCTACCTTACAAATTAGCTAAACGTAAAGTAAAACTGTAGTCTGTATGAAAATAACTTCGCTATATGATAAATACTTTCAAAAGTCTAAGATATTCTTATATCCGCTCTTAGACATTAAAAGAGGAACAAGTGTTGTCCCACATGAAACTTACCTTTCATGGAAAGATAATATCTCCTCTGAGGATATGAAGCTAGTTACTCTATACAAAACAAGAGAAGATACAATGTATAAAAACTTTGTTGATAAAGTTCTACTTAAACATCCTAGATTAGTAGAACACTGGATTATTAATAAAGAAAATACAGTATTTGTTTTTGATTTTTGTGATTTAGAAGATGACTGGTATTTTTTTACACAAGGAAAATATAGCAAAATAGACACACCAACAAAAAGAAAGATATGTAACTTTTTTGAGAAGAATAGCGGTAATCATTTATATGTAAACAGTTATTTATTTCCGGATAATCACTTTAAAAACTACGCTAAAATTTTAGATGTTGATATATCACTTCTAAAAGAGGTAGGTGAATTATGTGATAAACCAAATCTTAAAAGAGAAACATTGATTTTAGAAAAAGCAAATTTAGAAAATATAGACAATTCAAAAATTAATTATTAAATTTGATAAAAAGTTAATATGGAAAACTCAATGATGTTAGTTCAGTCCTCATGGAATGGTGAACAAACTTTTAGAATGGTACCAATCCACAAAGATTGCCCTTATGTAGAATGTATATGTGATCCTACTACAAAAGTATTTGTAGTTATATCTACTATTACAAAGAATACATTTCATATGGTCCCAAAGTTAGATGATAATGGAGATCCTATGTTTGTTAAGACTCTTAAAAGAAAGAACGGTAAAATGCAAAAAGAAGAAAGAAGACAATGTGAAACCTTTCAAGAGTTTTATTTAGAAGATACCAACTCGGTTATTGATATTGTAAAACATTTTGCAGTTAATGAAAAAACCTTTAAATTTAAATGGAAAGAATTTATAAAAGACAAGCCTAAAGAGGATGAAAATGCTCATAAAGGTTCAGCTTTAATAAATCCTACTCCAGAGATTATTACTTAATCAAAAACAAAAAAATAGAAAAGGGATCAAGTTGGTCCCTTTTTTAATCTTTACTATTATGAGACAACACTGGGTGATGGACTATGAGACTTTGTCTAATTGTTTTGCCGCTGTCTTCATTGATATTAAATCTGACAACCAAGAAATATTTGTAATACATAAATTACAAAATGATTTTGAAAACTTTATATCTTTCTTAGAAAGAAATATTGATTATAATGAATGGCATGTTTCATTCAATGGTCTTGGATTTGATGGTCATATTACAGAATACATTATAAGAGAACAAGATTCTCTTAGAACTATGGAAGCTGAAGACATTGCAGCATGGATTTATTCAAAAGCTCAATATATTATTGAAAAACAAAATGCAAAAGAATTTCTAGACTTTAGTCCTAGAGATCTCAAAATAAAACAGTTAGATGTATTTAAATTAAATCACTGGGATAACGCTGCAAAAAGATCTAGTCTTAAATGGATTCAGTATACAATGGATTGGCCTAACATAAAAGATATGCCTATTCATCATAGTACTCAAATAACAACACAAGAAGAGATAGATCAAATTATAAAGTATTGTATCAATGATGTTGAGTCTACTAAAAAGATTATGAATCTCAGTAAGAGTCAAATACAATTAAGACAAAAACTAACTGATGAATATAAAATTGATTTATATAGTGCATCTGAACCAAGGATATCTAAAGAATTATTTTTGTATTTCTTAAGTAAAAAGACAGGTATCTCAAAGTATGAGCTAAGACAAATGAGAACGTATAGAAATCTTATAGTAATAAAAGATCTTATTCTTCCATATGTTAAGTTTAAAACAGCTACATTTCAAAAGCTTCTTAATAAATTTAAAGAAGCTACAGTAGAACCTCAGAATACAAAAGGTGGTTTTAAATATTCGGCTAGATACAGAGGAGTTAAAACTGATTTTGGTCTTGGTGGTATTCACGGAGCAAGAGAAGCAGGTGTATATGAATCTGATGAGGAAAACATTATAATGTCTTCAGATGTTACAAGTTTTTATCCTAATCTAGCTATTAGAAACGGATGGTCTCCTAAACATTTACCTAAGAAAGAGTTTTGTAATCAGTATGAATGGTTCTTTGATGAGAGAAAAAAGATACCTAAATCAGATCCAAAGAACTATGTTTACAAGATTATTCTTAACTCAACTTATGGCTTAAGTAATGATAAGAATTCTTTTCTATATGATCCTGAATTCACTATGAGAATTACTATAAATGGTCAGCTAAGTTTATGTATGTTATATGAAATGATAATGGAAGGAATTCCTAATGCAACTCCTATCATGCATAATACAGATGGTTTAGAAACTATTATACCTAGAGAATACCAAGATAAATATATGGAGATATGTAAGGAATGGGAGGATGCTACTAATTTGCAACTTGAACATGATACATATCAAAAAGTTATCTTAGGAGATGTAAACAACTATATAGCTGTAAAAGAGTACAGTGAGGTGCATAAGGATATTTATAATGATATTAAGTATTCTAACCCTCATGATTTATTTAAAGAAGAGGATGGTAAGTTCTATCATGCCAGTACTAAATGTAAAGGTAGATTTGAATTCAGCAACTTAGCTCTTCATAAAAACAAAAGCTTCTTGGTTATACCAAAAGCAATTTATAATTATTTTGTACATGAAATAGATCCTGAAAAATTTATAACAGAACATCAAAACATTCTTGATTTCTGTGGTGGTAAAAAGATAAGAGGTGATTGGACTTTCTATAGTCACTACACCCAAGATGGAAAATATGTTAAAGATAAACTTCAACATACTCTTAGATATTATGTAAGTAATAAAGGTTGTAAGATAATTAAAAGAAATAATCTTGATGACCGGGAAATACAACTTGAAGCTGGTAAGTGGATGCAAACATTGTTTATTCGCTACAAAAAGAAACAGTTTACTAAGTATGATCTGAACTATAATTACTACATAACAAAAGCAAAAAAGGAAATAAAAAATTTAGAACCTTTAATAACACAATTTAAATTATTTTAATCATGGGATTTAAAATTAAAAGTTATGGGAGAGCGCATATAATAGATGCAGCTCTTCCTAATCATGCGGATACTTATACTGTAATTAAACATGAAGATGTAATAAATCTTTGTATAAATGAGTTAGAACAAGCAGGTTTTAATATCATTGGAGAAACATATAGAGCAACTAGTCTAGGAGACATTGCTACTGGTGTATATAAAGTAAGCTATGGTAATGATCCTGATTTAGGAATCATGTTAGCTTGGACTAATAGTTATAATAAGCAAGTTGCATTTAACTGTACTTCAGGTGCTTATGTTGTAAACTCCGGAAACCTTATGATAGGTAACTACGGAACCTTAAATAAGTTTAGAAGAAAGCATACTGGTACAGCAGATGAGGATACTGAAAATTCTATTAAGGATCAGATCACACATGCTAAGATGCACTTTGCAAGTCTTGCAGCAGATAAAAAGAAGATGGAAGCTATTAAAATGAGCAGAACAGAACAAGCTGAACTCCTCGGTATTTTATTTGCTAAAGAAGATCTTCTTACTCCAAGACAAGCTACTATAGTAAAGAAGCTTATGAATAAACCTAACTTCTTTTACTCAGGTGGTAGTGATAGCTTATGGACATTCTACAACTATGTAAGTGAAGCTCTACAAGATACTCATCCAATAAGATGGTTGATTGACCAAAGATTCTTTCATGAGTTTATCAGAGGCTTTAAAGATCTAGATAACATAGACACTCAAGTTAGTGATGATAAACTTACTCAAGTTTTCTTTAACGGAGAAAATCCGCTAGCACAATTAGATGACTTAACAGGATGTTCTCCTGTAGATCCTGCTCAAGTAGACTTAGAAGATTCTATTGCAGAAATTGAATCTGAAGAGGAAACAACTGTACAAGAACTTGTAGACAAAGCAGTAGCTAATCCTAATGATGATACAGGTGAAGAGATA